AGAAAATCTTTCATCCTATTCTGATGAAGAATTGATTGTGGAAGTGAAAGAATACTATCCAGAACTCCTGGGGTGTGCCACTTGATGAACTGGCACAAGACCCCTTGATTTTTCAAGGACTCTATGCTATCATACATGTATGAATGAAACACAAATGAATCAAACACAAATTATGGATGCTATTGCAAAGGCATTTAGTAATCTTTCCAATCTGAGTGAGCAGTGTTATGATTACTGGCTCTCTGAACTTTATGCTGAAGATGGTGAAATGATTCTGACTGAATGGAATGAATCAAATCTTCAGGTTATGGAAAAAGATGTCATGTTCCTCACTATTAACAATTAGAATTGAATGACGATTAAGTATGTTTTTGACATTCATACACATCAGCCTGTGTATGCTGTATGCAAACAAGATGTTTGTATTCTTTTAACTACCAACATTTTCAAGGCAATCAAAACTATTCAACAAAAATGATTTATCAACTTACAAACATTGAGTTTGATCTTGACCCTGGTGATGATAGTATTCCTGAACACATTCAAGAGCAAGTTCATCAAGAATTGCGTGATGAGTACATTGGTACAAATTGGGCAGCAGATGATGAAGATGATCTAATTGAAGAGATTACAAATGCATCTGGTTGGTGTATTCAATCCATTGACTATGTTGTAGTATGAAATCAAACAAAGTTTTCAACATTGAATTGTGTAAGGAAGATGCACAACGAATACTTGAAGGATTGAAACTCCTGGAAGAACAAGTACAGCAACAGATTGATGATTCTAATACTAATCAACAGAAAGATGTGGCATGGTTAGAATGGTCATACACTAGTGAATTGTTATACATGATGGATAACATTCTGGATGTAGATTTGTGGTGATTACGGATAATGTGAGTGTATTTGTCTATACAATTAAATGTATTGATAAATGTATAATAGTTTTCCACAGGTTTGTGTATAGTTGTGGAAAACTTGTGAGTTAATTGTGTTATCTACTGTATTGCCTGTAAATGTGTCAAACTCTAGTGATCTTGGCCACCATTGTATCACAAATCCTCTGAAATGTCAACAGTCCTCAGCCACCCCTACAAGTGGCACATGACCCCTTGACAGTGATAGTTTTCCACAGGTCTTAAGTGTACAATAATGAGACCTCAATCATAGCAGTGATTCTTACTGTCAATGGGTATAAATACCCTGTGGAAAACTATAACAAACCTGTGGAAAAACCTGTGGAAAACTATCATAACCTGTGGAAAACTACAGTGTAAAGAATAGTGAGACAGTTGTGAGATTGACAGTATACTAATTGACAGATGTATGAGTGTATGGTATAATGAATTGACAGTGATTTAGGGGTATTTGTGGGGTTGTGGGTGGGTGATGCGAAATTCACGGGTCCTTCTAACCTACAAAACTTTGAAAACAAGAGCGTTATTTCTAATGAATAAAAAAATTTTTTGGGGTCAAAAAAATCCTGTGAGGTTGCTCTATGAAAAGGGGTGGGGAACAACTATAACGCCCTTAGATGAAGTGAGCTATATTGTGCGTTGCCTGTGTGAGACTCTAAAGATAGTAGGGTCCCATTATATGAAAAAAATTTTCCCAGGTAAAAAATGATCTATAAGTTGATTGCAAGAGACAGGGTATTTTGTGAGGGCACTCTGATAGAATGTCAGAAATGTCTCACTGGTATCTCCCAGATGATACATGCAGGTTTATCTACAGATTTTCAAGTAGAGGAGTTTCTTATTACAATTGATTATGAAAATGTTTAGTAACAAAGTATTGGGAACAGCAACTAAAACGACCACTATGAATTGGTGGGAGTATTGGATAGGTCACTGTTGGATGACAGGATGGCAAACTATTGGAAGTGCCTTTAGAATCTGGTCTGACCTGATGACTTCTAACTATGATGGTTATGCCCTACTGAAGGAAGATGACCCCTTTAGAGAGTGTTATGAGTGGTTCTGGGGAACATTAGGGGAAGATGATACCTATCCTCGTGAATTTTTAGAGTATCTCTTACAGATGGTAGAGGATATTGAATCAGGTAAAGAGAAACTGATTCCTATGGATAATGACTTTTTTGATAGAATTAAAAACCTTACTGATGATATGGAGGATTGTAATGAAAACAACAACTAAATTTCCTTATAGTATGTTTCCCTATAGATTGGAACATATGGATGGAACCGATAAAAAGATTTGTTGGTTTCAAAATCAGAATCATGTAGAAAAATACATTGAACGTAACAAATTAAAATCCAAGGATTATAAGTTAGAATCTAATAATATAGAAATCAAACCTATCAAAAAGAAATTGACTAAATCTAAATAATACAGTATCATGACTGTGGTACATACATTACAATTATTGAAATTTTTATGGCTAAAGGATTTACCGTAAAGGCAAAAAAACCTCCAGAAGAAGAACAACCACAAGCATTGTTTGATAGGGAGGAATGTTTAGAAAGAATTAGAGGAAAGAGTATTGTATTCTGTCTTCCAGGACGTGGTGTATCATATATTTTCCTGAAGAACTTCGTTCAATTGTGCTTTGATTTAGTACAGGCAGGAGCAAGTATTCAAATCTCACAAGATTATAGTTCAATGGTGAACTTTGCACGTTGTAAGGTTCTTGGTGCAAATGTACTTGCAGGGCCAGATCAACTGCCTTGGCAGGGGAAACTGACATATGACTATCAACTCTGGATTGACAGCGATATTGTCTTTAATACAGATGCATTCTGGGCATTGGTGCAGATGGATAAGGACATTGCTGCAGGTTGGTATGCCACGGAGGATGGTAGAACCACCTCAGTAGCACACTGGCTCGAAGAGGAGGACTTTGCAAAGAATGGAGGCGTCATGAATCATGAGATGGTCGACACCATTTCCAACAGAAAGAAACCATTCACTGTGGATTACACAGGCTTTGGTTGGGTTCTGATTAAGCATGGCGTCTTTGAACATCCTGATATGAAGTATCCATGGTTTGCCCCTCAAATGCAAGTCTTTGAATCTGGTGATGTTCAGGATATGTGTGGGGAAGATGTCTCATTCTGCTTGGAAGCCAAGAAGTGTGGCTTTGAGATCTGGTGTCATCCACAAATTCGTGTAGGACATGAAAAAACAAGAATCATTTAGAATTCTCTGTAATGGGCGAGTATTGTACCAGTACCTCTCTCAAGAGGAGATGTTTAAGATTATGGATGAACTTTCCCAACAATATTATGAGACAGGGGTTCCCAATCCAGATGACCTTATGGTAGAATGTGTAGGTGATTTTCAAGGAGATGAATAATGGCAAAACGTCCTTCGCTTAATGGCAAAGTAATTATTGAAAGCAAACCAAAGAAAACTCGTCAGGGTTGTTCCCAGCACACTAAACTCTCTTCCACAGCCAGTAATGGACCTAAAAAAAGGTACAGAGGTCAAGGTAGGTAATGCTTCAATTAAACCCTCAAATCCCAGTCCAGACCCCTAAAGGTCCAGGCTGGGCATTTTTTTTGATAGATAGATCACAGGAACACGATCTTGAATGGGTTGTGTTCTTAAATAATGGAGGATACTGTTGGACTTTTAAGAACTCAGACATTAGAGTTCAGAAAAATTTAACACTTCATAGAGACAAAATTGCAGATTTCGGGATAGGAACCCCGTAAAAAGTTCTAATTCACATCGAATTAGGAGCAAAATGTCTAACTTACCCGTAGATAGAGACAAAGAATACATGTACAAAATGTGGGGAACCACACATCTGGTAACTGATTATAATGCAAAACTTAATAAAAGAACGATTCAAGAAATTATGCATGATGATATTCCTAAAAATAAACATTATTTAAAGGAACAAACCGAAATTCATGAGCAAATTCGTAACGACGAAGATTATGATGATTGGGAGTATGGAACTGAACCAACTTATGGCAAACCACAATAAATAAATATAATGTATTTTACTAGTCACAGGTGCCTTTAGAGAACATTTCAATAGGATTTAAAGATATCAGCTTGTCTTTTCTAAGGCATCCTGTGACTAATGACATTGGTTTTCTTAAAAATGAAGATGCAATCAAGCGATCAGTAGTTAATTTGGTCAGAACAAGGGTAGGCGAAAGGTTTTTTAACTCTCTTTTAGGATCTAATGTAGAAAATTATTTCTTTGAACTTGCTGATAATAATATTGTAGATCCATTACAAGAAGAAATAAAAAATGTTTTATCCAATTTTGAACCAAGAATTTCTGTTAGGGATGTAAATGCTGCAGTATATCCTGATGATAATGAACTTGATGTTACAATAACTTATGATATTGTTGGATTAGCGGTTCCAACACAAGCAGTCAACTTCATATTACAACCAACCAGATACTAATGGCATTTACAGATTTCACTAATCTGGACTTTGATCAGATTAGAGCCTCTATTAAAGACTATTTGAGATCAAACTCAAACTTTACTGATTTTGATTTTGAAGTTTCTAACTTCTCTATTCTGATTGATGTTCTTGCCTATAATAGTTATCTAACTGCCTACAACACCAATATGGTGGCAAATGAGGCATTCTTAGATAGTGCTACAATCAGAGAGAATGTAGTTTCTCTTGCAAGGAACATAGGGTTTGTTCCACTGTCTAGAAGAGCAGCAAAGGCAAATATTTCTTTTATTGTACCTAATATTAATACATCAGTTAAGACTGCAACCCTCAAATCTGGTATTGTTTGCACTGGTTCATTAGATAATACCAGTTATATTTTTTCAATTCCAGAAGATATTACTGTTGGTGTATCAAATGGAGAAGCAATTTTTTCTGAAATAGACATTTATGAAGGTACATATTTAACAAAAACCTTCACTGTTGACAATTCTCAACCAAATCAAAAATATATTATACCAAATCCCTTTGTAGATACTTCTACAATTAGAGTAAATGTTACTACTGGAGGGACAATTGAACAATATAATCCTATAGACAACATTGTTGGCATCAATTCTACTTCACAAATTTTCTTAATTCAAGAAATTTCTGATGAAAAGTATGAAATTTTCTTTGGAGATGGTATTTTTGGTAAAAAATTAACTGATGGAAGTCAAATTGAAGTCTCTTATATCATCACAAATGGGTCAGAAGGCAATGGATCATCAAATTTTACCTTCTCTGGCACCATATTAAACAACTCTGGGGGGATTATAACATCATCAAACATTGGTGTTGTAATCACAAATGATGCTGCACAGAATGGCGATAACATTCAATCTACTGAATCAGTAAGATATTATGCTCCAAGACTGTATGCATCACAGTATAGAGCAGTCACTACAAATGATTATGAGGCACTTTTACCTTCAATTTACCCAAATATTGAGTCAGTTACTGTTTATGGGGGAGAAGAACTGAATCCTCCTCAATATGGTAAGGTTTTTATTGCTGCAAAACCCAAAAATTCAGATTATTTCTCTCAATCTACTAAAGATTTTATCTTAACCTCACTTAAAAAGTACACAGTAGCAGGAATTCAACCAGAATTTGTTGATATTAATGTACTTTATGTAGAACTTGATTCTACTGTTTACTATAATTCAAATTATGTTGGTTCTGTAAGTGATTTACAAACCAAAGTTATCAATTCTTTGACTAGTTATGCTAATTCTACTGATTTGAACAAGTTTGGAGGCAGATTTAAGTATAGTAAAGCATTAAGGGTAATTGATTCTACGAGCAATTCTATTACATCAGACATTACAAAAGTTAAAATTAGAAGAAATGTTGGGGTTATAATAGATAGTTCAACAAATTATTATGTTTGCTTTGAAAACAAGTTTCATATTGATAAAGGTGGATATAATATTAGAACTTCTGGATTCTATATTAATGGATTACCTGATATAGTTTATATTTCAGATTATCCAAATTCAGATATGAAAACTGGACGATTATTCCTTTTCTCATTAAATGGACTAAATGTAATTATTCAATCAAATAATATAGGAACTGTTGATTATACCTCTGGTATTTTGAATATAGATAATATAAATGTATCCTCTACATTAAAACCAAACAATATTATTCAAGTTGAAGCAACACCAGATTCAAATGATATTATTGCCAAAAAGTCAGTGTATTTAAAACTTGATATTGGCAATAGTTTGATAGCATTAGAAAAAGATATTATCTCTTCTGGTGAAAATTCCTCTGGAAGCAACTTTGCCCCAGAATCAAGCTATCTGTCTGAGACCAAAATAAGAAATTAAAATGAATCAAGAAAATAAAGTAGTAAAAATTAGTGATGTAATTCAAAACCAAATTCCAGAGTTTATTCTTTCAGAGAATCCAAACTTTGTAGAATTTTTAAAGCAATATTACATATCTCAAGAATTTCAAGGTTCTAGTACAGATTTAGCAGAGAATTTAATATCTTATAAAAATATTGATAGTTTTGATTTAACAAATTTAATTGTAGAAACTACTTTATCTTCTGATGTAAATTACTTTGATGATGTTATTGATGTATCATCAACAGCAGGTTGGCCACAAGAATATGGTCTATTGAAAATTGATGATGAAATTATTACTTATACTGGAATAACATCAACATCATTTACAGGATGCATTCGTGGATTTAGTGGAATATCATCATTAACTCAACAAAACAATCCAGAGTTTTTAGTATTTTCTCAAACAGAAACAGCAACTCATGCAAAAAATACACCTGTTGAAAATTTAAGTAATCTCTTTTTAATAGAATTTTTTAAAAAGATAAAATACCAATTCACTCCAGGATTTGAAGAACTTAATTTTGCTTCTGAGATTAATCCACAAAATTTTATTAGTAGAGCAAAAGATTTTTACAGGACAAAAGGAACTGACGAAGCTTTTAAAATTCTTTTTAAAGTTTTATATGCAAAAGATGTAAAAATAATTAAACCAAATGATTATTGTTTTACCCCATCAAATGATAAATGGAGAGTTGTAGAAACTTTTGTATGTGAACTTGTAAGTGGAAATCCATTCAATCTTAATGGTCAAACATTATATCAAAATGATTTTCCACAATACAATATAGTAAATGCTAATGGATCTATCTATAATGTAGAATCATTTGTTGTTAATGGAAATGATTATTATAAATTGCAAATATTTTCTGGATATTCTAATAACTTAAATCCTAAAGGAAGTATTAAAGGAACATTTGTACCAACTCCAAAAACTTTTGTTGTTGAAGATGTCGCAATATCTTCAACAGTAATCACAGTTGATTCTACTATAGGATTTGCAAATAGTGGAATATTAGAAATTAATGGGTTAGTTATTAATTATACAGATAAAACAAATAATCAATTTTTAAATTGTTCTGGAATAACTTCAAATATTGCAAAGAAAACTAAAGTATTTTTAAATCATTATGTTTATGCATACGAAAAAGAAACCGAAAGTATAGTAAAATTTAAATTAGATAATGTACTGTCAAAATTAGAATCTTCTGATATATTGTATGCTTATGATGGAGATCCAATTCAAATTGATCATTTGGGATCTACAGAAACATCTACACTTTTAACTTCATTAGTTTATAATAATCCTATAACTATTTTATCTGGATATGCAGTACAAAATATAACAGTTGAAATTAGAAACAATCAAAAGGAAGCATTTTCGATTTCAAATGGACTTACATTATGTCAATATCCACATTACTTAAAAACTGGAGATATTGTTGATTTATATATTTTAAATTCTAATGAATTAGTAGCAAACAATCTTTCTGTAAATGCAATTAATTCAAAAGAATTTACAGTATCAACATTAGCAATCTCTCAACAATATGGAGATATTAATGGGTTAATAGGAAAACAAGTTTTATTCAGAAGAAGAATAAAAAAATCACAATATTTAAATTTAACTGCCAATATACAAGATTCTTATGTAGATTCTGAATATTACTATTTAACTTCTAATGGTCTTCCAGAATATCAAGTAAATCCTTTTATATATTCTGCAGAATTTACTACTCTTAGAACAACTACACTACTTTCAAGTAATCCACAATATTTTAAAACTGGAGAAAAAGTTACAATTTCTAGTTGGGAAGCAACTCCAGGATTTAAAAATGAAATAGGAATAGCAACAGGAAAAACTTATTATATTACTAGTGGAAATCAATTTATAGCCTACTTATCAGAATCTAAAGAAGATGTGAGAAATTTTTCATATGTATCTTTAGTAGAATATAATATTTCTGGAGATGTAATAGCAAGAATAACAAATATTAATATAATTCCCAGTTCTGATTATAATAAAGAATTCAATTCTAGTAAACTTTTTAAAAAGTTTATTAAAACGCCAAAAATATCTAATATAAAAGAAGATACAAATCCCGGAAATATTGGAGTATTTGTCAATGGAGTAGAATTGAGAAATTATAAATCTTTTGATAAGATTTATTATGGTCCCATTACTTCCATACAAGTATTAAATTCTGGAGATAATTATAGTTTAACTAATCCTCCAAAATTTGAAGTTACTAATGGTCCAGACACTAATATTATACCACAGCTAAAAGGAAAATTATCTAAATTAAATGTAATTGATCCTGGATTTGATTATGTAGAAGTTCCATCAGTAAAAGTTTTGGGTGGAAATAATTCTAAAGTTGTAACTGAAGTTAAGTTAAAAAATTTAATTGTTGAGATTAATTTCAATGCTACAACATTAGATAATGTTGTCAATCCTGTAAATAATACCTTCAACTTTAACGTTGCTCATAAATTTGTTACTGGAGAACCTATTTTATATAAAACTTTTGGAACTAATCCAATTGGAATTGGAACTGTACTTTCTGATGGATATTTGTCAGATAATTCAATTTACTATGCAGTCAATCTTTCCTCTACATCAATATCTCTTGCATTTAATGAAAGTGATGCTCTTTCTGGAAAAAATTTAGTAAATTTAAGAACTTATGGTGGAGGGTTCCAAAGTTTTATTTCAACTATTCCTAAAAAAGGAATTGATGAGGTTAATATAATTCAAGGGAATCAAGATTTTGAATATAAAAAATTATCATTTATTGCTGAAGATATTAATGTTTTAGATGATATTATTACTATTAAAAATCACGGGTTTTCAACTGGTGAAGAAATTATGTATACTTGGACTCCATTAACAGGGTTTAATGGAGGAAGTGTTGGAGGGCTAGTTCAAGGTAGTTATTACTATATTATAAAAATTGATGATGATAGGATTAGATTATCTTCTAGTAAAAATTCTACAAATTATATCGATTTAACATCAGTAGAATATTATACTACTTATTTTATAGAATATTCTCCAATTAGAGTAGAAATTTCTGGAACTTTAACTGTAAAAGGAGTTTCTCAAATTGGGTATGATGCAAATATTGTTCCTACAATTAGAGGTTCTGTAGTAAATGCTGTTGTTCAAAAACTTCCAAATAATGCATTTAATACTTTTGGTCACAATAATATAGTAAACTATGAAGATTCTCCAGAAATTAAATTAATTCAGGGTTCAGGAGCATCTTTTGAACCAATAATTATAAATGGACAAATAGATGAAGTAGTTGTAAAATCTTCAGGAAGTAATTATTATAACACATTTGATCTTATAGTTAAAGGTGATGGATTTGGTGCTAAATTGCTGCCAATAGTATCAGATGGAAAAATAACTAGTGTAAAAGTTGTAAATGGTGGAATTAATTATTCTAAAAATAATACAATAGTTCAAATTGATTCAATTAATACAAATGTTAAATTAAAAGCTAATATAAAATCATATACTTTAAATAAAGTTAATCAATCTGGATTAAGTAATATAGAAGATGGTGAAATATCTGGAAAAAATTATACATTAACTGGAACTTCTTATGGGGTATATTTTTTAAATACTAAATTAAGAAATTTTTTAAATATTCCATCAACACCTACAACTCATTCCCCTATAGTTGGATGGGCTTATGATGGATGTCCAATTTATGGTCCATATGCCTATGCGAATATAGATGGAACTGGTGGAATAATTAGAATGAGAAGTGGATATACTTATCAAACAAATATTCCAAGTGCATTTGATTTAGTAGAAAATTATGTATTTACTAATACAGGAACATTAGATAAGTATAATGGAAGATTTTGTATAACCCCAGAATATCCAAATGGAGTTTATGCTTATTTTTGTACTTTAAACAATAATAATATTCCAGAATTCCCATATGTAATTGGCCCACAGTATAATTATACTTCAATACAAGATAATTTTAATTTAAAACTCAATCAAAGTTTAAATTTTAATAATTTTGGAATCATTAAATATACCACTCCATATAGAGTTGAAGATGTAAAAACAAAATATGAATATTTTGAATTTTTTGAAAACAG